TGGCAGCCTCATCATACTTGTAATGGAACAAGTTAGAAGACTTCAACTTTACAGTGTAAGTACGGAAAACATCCATACCACAGAAGATTGCGATATCTTCCTTGTCAATTACCTCAGCAGGAATTGCTTTGTAGATATCATCAAAGATACTGATTACGTTTGCATCAGTGATTGAAGTCTCAACAACTCCATGAAGAGCAACGCTGTTAGCGTTTACAACTGTACCACCTGCTGCATTAATCAACTTAATCAAACCATCAAACTTATTGAGGTTTACATCAACGCTTCCAGTGTCACCTTGCCACAAGGCTTTTTCAAGTTGTGCAGCAATTTTCTCTGCTTTACGATTTGTGAACTCTTCAGCGAATACCATAGTATCATATTTAGACCCCGCTGGGAGTGCTTTTTGCAGGTACTTCGACTCTAAATCTTTCATACACAGTGCTTCGTTAACCTTGATTTTACCAACGGTTACTGCCCTTTGTGTGAAAGAAGTCAGACCTGAAGCGTTAAATCCGCAAGAAGAACCATCTTGGAATACGGCATCAGTTTCCATAATATTTATGGTTTCTGAGGACTTTACTCCGATTAATACAGTCCCTGCCTCTTTAATCAAAGATGCAGTTTTGCTACCAAGTACAGAAGATACAACGAGCAGTTTCTCGTTCTCTTTTGTATAGTTTGCCAATGTTCCTACACTAAAACTCATTTTATTTTATTTTTATTGTTTGAGAAATTTTTACTTAATAGATTTTGCGAAATCAAGAAAGCGACTTAGTTTATCTTCCTTTTTTTCAACGTGTACATTAAACCTTTCCTTCGGTGTTTCAGTTGCATTTGCAGATGGTGTATTCAACAATTGAACCAAAACATCTGAAATGTCACTCATGCCCTTGCTGAACTTTGCTTCTTGAGAGGCAAGTTTGGCATCATACGCCATTTTGATTTCATCAAGTTGCTTCTGCATCTCTTCAATCTTCTTCTTCATCATGTCCTCTGCTACTGGTGCAGTTACTTCAATCTCTACCTCAGGAACTTCAGGAAGTTCTACTTCAGGTACTTTAATCTCAGTGATGATGCTATTCTCATCGAGAACCATAACAGAACCATCAGCGAGTTCATGTTCACCAGCAGGAGCAGGAACTTGATTTCCTGTTTCATCTACCAGTGTAACCTTACCGCCAACTTCAAACTTGTCAATCATTACCTTAGCACCACTTTTCAGAACATATTCTGCAAAAGATTGGAGAGGTTCAGCAGATGCCACAGGCAATTCACCTGCTTCTGCGAACATTTGTTTAATCTTGTTAATTGCTTCCAAAGTTGTCATAATAACTTTTGGTAATAAATAGGGGGCAGTTTCCAATGTACCATATAAGAAAAAAGGCAAGGTGTGGAAACACCCTGCCTTAACCAAACTGCTATGAAATATATGCTACTTAACCTTAGATAGCACCTCAAGGACATTTTCCCAAAGTTGCTCAATCTTTTTATCTCCTGTCTTCCTATAGTTAAATTGCCCCTCAACTGAGAAACCTCTGACATTTCCCGCCTTTATCTCTGCCCATACCTCGGGATTGTCTACTTTAAATGAACCAAACCAAGACCCATCAGGCACATCCTCAAAACCTTTCATAGGTTGGATGCCCCTAACCTTGTCACTGATAAAAGACTCAAACATTGTCACACCTTCAACGGATTGCCCTGAATCGTGCATAAGATTCACGTTTGCCTGATACCCTTTCTTGAAGTACCTCTGTGCTATCTTTTTAATTGTATCCTTTGTGAACACCACATAATACTCCCCATTGTGGTCATTGCGATAGATTGGGGTATCTGCCAACATTAATGGACCGCTAATGATTTGTTGCTCCTCATCTTGGATTACAAACTTTTGTTTATCAATCTGCTTCAGTTTATTACTTGCCCACTCAATCATGGAAGTACCACCCCAAGCATCCCACATAAGACCACCACATCCTTCAGAATATGGGACATCTTTATTCTCTTGATGCCTCTTAAATCCACTAATACGGGCAATCGTATCCCTCGTGATGGGTTCACCCTTTGCGATTTGGTTAGCACGAATCTTGCCAGTTGCCTCACCGCAATCTCCCCATCCGTTTTTCTCTGCCCAATCCAATGCTCTCTGTGCGTTATTCTTAGCACTTTCAGGATAGTCTGTATACGACTCAGCAAACTCATCCTCATTAAAGGCAAGGAAAGACCTCTCTATTGCAGGTCGGTCAACCAAACTTATCACGTCTACTTCCACATCATCCTCAAGGTCATTGGTAATCTCTAAGTTAAATATTGGAATGTTCTTTTCCATTGTTATGGTTTTTATTGTTTTTGATTAAGCAAGTCTTGCTGCCCTGTTTATTCTTACTATCTTTTCTTGTTGGTTAGTTATATCAGACTCCACAACGTATGCCCTACCTGCTGCTGATCCCATTTGATTAATAGTTCCTTGGTCTAATTGTGTTACTGTGTTTAGCGTTTGTAATTGTGGACTAACAGGAGCAGATGCAAGACCTGATGAAGATGGTAAATTTACACCACTTCCACCACCTTTAACTTGTGATAAAACTTGTTTTGCTTTACCTGCTGCTGAAAGTATTGCTGCAACTTGTGTGGCATAAAATATTGGGAATGCAAAAGGTGCAGCAGGACCAGTTGCTTTTGCTCCTTTCTGTGCAATATCTAAGCCTTGAATAAAACCAGTTGCAGTGCCAAGACCAATCTCAGCAATAGCAGCAATTTTACTTGCAGCAGTACCTTGCGCAAATAAGCCTGACAATGTACCAAGAACATTACCGATAGAACTTGCAAACTGCAATTGTGCAGAAAGTCTTGCATCAAGAGTTTTTTGTTCATTATCAAGAGTTTTTTTGTTTAATTCTTGTAAGAATGCAAATTCTTCTTCTGATTCATCGTACTTCTGCTGCTGCAAATTAACTCTCCAATCAAACAACTCCTGCTCTTTTTTCTTTTGATTTTCAATCAAAAATGCTTGAAGTTCTAATTCCGCGTCATCTGCTGCCTTCCTATCATTTACAAACTGGACAAAGTCATTTAACTCTTGTTCTCTTCTTGCTTTTCTTTCTGCTTCAGCCTCTTTCTTTTTAGTTGCAGCATCTTCTTTATCTTTTTTTGCTTGCTCTTTTTTCTTTTGATTTTGACTTGTTTGGAAATTTAATTCAGCAACTTCAATGTCATTCTGTTGCTTTTTTAAATCTCTTTCTTGTTGGATTTGGTCTTCAACAGAAAGGTCTCTTGTATCTGCTATAAATGTTTTTTGAGCATCTATTTTCTTTTTAGCAAATTTTTGTTCTATATTAAAAATTTCTTGTTCTGATGCTCCTTTATTTTTCGCTACTGCAATTGCAAAACTTTTTTGTCTTTCAAGTGCAGCAGTTTGTGTTTCAAAATCAATCTTTGCTCCTTTACTTGCAGATGCATTTAAGTCATCCTGTGCTTTCTTTGCTTTCTCCGCTGCACTTGTATAGTTTTGAAAAGCATTAACAAGTTCACCTACTGCAACAACAAGAAGACCAATACCAGTGGCAGCAATTGCTCCCTTGAGTACCCTAAAGGATGTTGAGGTTGTTTCTGCTGCAATACCTAATGCTTTCATCACCGCAGCAGTTGCTGCTGTAACCGCATTGTTAATCTTTTGAAATGCAGTTGTACTTTGAATAACTGCACCTAATCTTTGGAAATCTTTTGCTGAGTCTGCTATAGTGCTAAGTCCTTGAGATAATGCAAGTGCAGACTGTACTTTTAAGATTGATTTTTCTACCTCTTCACTTTCTACACCAAGCAATCCGATTGCTCCTTGTACTGCACTAAATCCACCTGCTACTGCTGACAATGCACCTGCAAATACTTGGAACTTCTTACCAGGATCAAACAAATCAGCCGTTTCCCTTGCCTCTTGTATGCTATCCTTTAATTGTGCAACCTTCTTTGCTGCTGCTATTGCTTCAGCAGAATAGTCTCCGAATTGTTGCTGTGCAGCAAGTAAGTCACTATTTGCTTGTTTTATTTCTTTTCTTACCTCCCCAAGAGATTTGGTTGCCTCACTGGCATCAACTTTAACTTTTAAACCTACTATCTCTTCCGCCATTTAAATATAGTTTAATTCAATTACTTTAAGAAGTTCAACCTTTGTCACGTTAAAGTCCATAGGGTTATAATCCAAGACCTTATTCAACCGCCAAAGTGAACCATCAATATAAATCAGTTTGCTAAAATCAAGGTTATAAATGTCCACCTCATTCAACTTTACTGAACAAGTCAATAACTTGCTATCCTTGTCTGTTATCTCTGCAATGTACTCAGACCAATACCCTCCGAACAAGTTCGCAGCAGTTACTGCTGAGGCATTATAAAATACCTCCTTAGTTGCTCCCCAGTTGATATCTGCTTGTGGATTGAATGGGTCATCAAGATGCCCTGCGTAACCATAGGCAGTATATGATGCCAAGGTGGTTGCTCCATTCTTGATTGCCCAAGTATTCCTGCCTGTTATTTTCTTCGCTTGAAGGATTCTAATAACGGAATCCATCTTATCTTCAGCAGCGTTTGAGTTGGATAGTTTATAGATGCTTGAATATATCTTATCAGTACCCGTAAACTGGTATAAGATGGTGGGGGCAAAAATCAACTCAGTGCTGTCCTTCTCTTTTACAAACTCATTCTCACTATCATAAACAATATCACCATACCCCTCATTGTACTTCTTCCTGTAGTTCTCAGCATAGAAGTCATTGTCCTGCTTGTACTTGTACTCATAATAACGTGCAGTGAATTCGGACATTGGTTTCAACCTCATCACGCTACCCCTATCCACCTTAGCAGTCCAATCAATCTGACTACCATCATAGAAGTCAATGAAAGGCTTAATAATAAGTTTCTTCTCTACAAGCCTGTCCTCATAAACGTAAAGATTGAACATCTTGACAATGGATGCAAAGAAATCCTTCTGAAAGATTCCTTTTGGTATCGTGTCATTGATTACAATGGTCTCGCCATAGTTTACGGTAACATCAGTAGGGTTACTTGAGATAATGGTAAAGTTGCCTGATTCAATATCTAAGTCTGAGAAGTTACCTACCAAGTCAACATCTAATGTATCGGTATTGACAAGGGTAACCGATGCCACACTAAGGTCAGCGTTAAAGTTGTACCCATTACCTGGTAGCGTATAGGTTACACCCGAAATAGGTGTACCATTTTTACGCAGTTGTATGGTGAAGTCACTTGATGGACTTATGGCATTAATCACACCCGATACGTTCAAGGTGATGCTTCCCGAAAATGGTGTTGCTGAGTTATAACTAAAGTCACTACCGCTTCCCGTAATTGTAAAGTTACCTGCATTAATAATATCAAACTCTACATTACCACTTGCATTGATATAATTCTTAACCTTTGCCGTTGCTTGTAGGTTTAATGCAGTACTTTTGGTCAGTGTCTTCTGATTGTTTGGTATGACCAACCGATTCATCAATGGTGTGCTAAGCAAAGGAAAGTCCCAAGTGTAACCCGAACCGCTTATTATCTTTTCAAGGTATTGCTTTACATAAAGAGCAGGTCTGAAGGCATCAAAAGAAAAGTCTACCTTATAGGACGCCCCTGCTGTAACCGATACCCCACCATTGTCAATCAAAGGATAGTAGACCCCAGTACCGCTAATGTTATCCCAACTATTTGCAATGGTAGTCACGTTCCACGTTTGGTCAGCAATCCCAAAGTCTATGTGTTCAAGTTTATTGTTACCTAACGCAGTGATAAAACCACCCAATTCACCGAACACTGCCACCTCGTACTCTATGCTTCTGTCATCTATGATGATTTCAAGCAGTCTAAGTACCCCTTTAAATATCTGTATCTTATCTACCAAGATAATGCAAGGTACTGACTTGGTAGCATTGAAGTTGTAACCCACATTTGGGATTGCTGAATTGTATAGATTGGAATGTCCAAACTCAAAGATGTTACCGAATAGTTTATTATTTGTATCATTGCCTGGGAGGATTATGGTCTTACTAAATGAGGTGTTCCTACTTGCAAAGTCTTGGATTTCATCAATGGCATAAGTAAACTCAGCAGAGATGTCCTTTGTTAAATCAAGTTTATAGTTGTCTATGTATACCTCTGTCCTCATCGGAATTGACTGTATTTTTTATTCGCAATCTGCACATCTAACTCAAGGTTAAACATCTTGTCTGCTATCCTTTTCTTCTCTTCCCAATTGCTTGTCATAGTGACCACAGGATAGTAATATCCACCCTGCTCAAAATAAACCTCAGGTGATTGGATTAACTCTGCCAACCAGTTGTAATCTTTTACATTTAAGTAATTACTTCGCAGCTTGTACATAGTGGTATGCTCAACCACATACTTAGTTGCACCTGGGTTTATTCGGTTATAGTCATCGTAAGACCGCATGGCAACAGCAGAAGCGTTGTATCTAAACTTGCTACCCTCGTACTGCTTTGATTCCACGTTTCTTGATTCCTTATTGACCAGTCTAAAGTGCATCGTATCGTAACCACCTAATTGATTTAGAAAGTGTAATGCGATAGGTGTATAGTTAGGATTGCAAACCAATTTAACCCGTACCTCATCCCCGAATCCTGTACCATTGTGCAACTTGATACCATAGGAGTAAGCAGTTGATGGGATGACAGTTGAACCATACCACGAATTTATCCCACTTGGTGAGATATCTAAAAGGCTGAAGGTTTCCTGTGGATCAGTTGCAGTGGTTACCGCACTCCCACTTGTAGTGCCATTCTCGTTGTATAATTGTACTGATGGATATACGTTAGTAGTTGTTCCTGATGCGTACATATACCCAATATGCAACTTGTCAGTAAATGCACACTCAACATTGCTAAGGTCTCTATTGGTCAACCATTCGTTGATATATGACTTGAAGTAGGTAGGTGATTGGGCAGGATTGTAAAAGTCGGGATAGTAGAAGTTGAACGCCACATAAGTCTGCTCAAGCAGATTAGTGTAGGTGACCCCCCCGTACTCTTCCCCGTATTTAATGGTATACTGCTTGTAAATATCGTATGTTGAATTACTGAATAGGGTAGTAGCAGTATTTGGTTTGAAGTATGAAGATGCATAGTTCCTCATGATGTTCCCTGCATTGAATATGCCCTTGGTGCTTGTCACATCAGGGAACTGCTTAATCCTTGCCACTAAGGTTGAATCAACATAGACATCAAAGACATATTTAAAGTTTGTTGATGCCTTATTGGTTGAGTCCACCACAAACCATAGGTCATCATGTAGGGAAGCGTATTGCTCAGGGATGCTGTTTACTGTTATTGCCATATTTACTTGTTCTCTTCGTTAAGTAGCGAAGCAGCCTGTTTTATGTATACCCTCACATCTCCGCCCAATGCTTTCGCCATTTTGTTATAAAATTGCTCATTAAAGACCTGGTCAATGGCATTGTCAAAAAATCCCGTTTTGGGTAATCCTCTTTGCTTAATCTTCCGTGCTATGAGGTAGGCAGTGGTCCTGCCAGTGTTTAATTCGGAGACTGCTTTACGTTTCCTTTGCAGACCTGATAGGTTAAATTTCTGAGTTTCCTTTCTCTGAGCAAGTGCATTCCTCTTTACCCATTTCTGAATGGCGTTAACCATTGGTCCATTCATAGATGGATAAGCAGAGCGAAACTGATAAGGACTGTTTGGTGTGCCTGACTTAAAACCTTTAACACCTTTATTAACGAAATCGTAATACTTAGCACCTTCTGAAGATGCAGGGTAACCCACATCAATTGAGTAACTTCCACCTTGCTTAATAAGTGATCCCTCTTGGATATCTCTTTCAAGCCTACCAGTGTCTACCTTATTTGTGCTTTGTAGATTCTTTTGTACTTGTATTATGAACTTTGCAGCGTAGGCAATCATAGTCTTTTCTATGAATGGCAGTTCACCTAAAGAGGCATAATCTGACTTTTTACCTGCTTGGTCTGCAATAGCAGCATCATCAACAATAACATCAAAATCAACCTTTCGCATAACTCTTCCGTATTAATTCGTTATCGTGTTCCATCTTCGCTTTGAGGTATGCAAGGTCATTGAGGAAGTTTATGACAGGTAGGTTAAATGCTTGGTCAAGTGTGATTCCCTCAAAGTCGGCAACCAGTTTGGTTTGGTAAATCCATCCATAATGGTGCATAAAACCTGATGCACTTCTTCCGCTTTCTTCCTCTCCACTCCCTGCTCCATCATCTGTTGGACCATATAGTCCTGAGAATTCTTTATCCAGACTCTGTATACTTGATAAAAAAAAAACAACCGAACCT